AGAAACGTCATGAACTTGATAAACTAAATAATGAACCTGACCAGCCAACTAATGTTCAAAATAATCTATATGTAGGTTCTACTGCAGAACTTCAAAGATTGTTGGCAAAGGATAATGATGACGAATCAACAGAATAGTTTTGATGGGTATAATGGTAACTCTCTTGTAAAAAAAGACGGAATAACCCATAATTATACACAAGAAGAAATACAAGAATATAGAAAGTGTATGAAAGACCCTGCATACTTTGCAACCACGTATGCAAAGATAATTAATCTCGATAAAGGTTTAGTTCCTTTTGATCTGTATCCTTACCAAGAAAAGATGTTTAAACACTTTAACGAAAATAGATTTAGTGTAATTCTTGCGTGTCGACAAAGTGGTAAATCTATTTCATCTGTTATTTACCTTTTATGGTACGCAATATTTCACCCTGAAAAAACAGTTGCTATACTTGCAAACAAAGGTGCGACTGCTCGTGAGATGTTAGCTCGTGTAACACTTGCGTTAGAGA